TTGAAGCCAAGCGCAAAGACGCTGGTCAAGAGATCAAGCGTGTAAAGTCTGAAATGCGTTACGACAAAGCCGAGATGAAGGGTATGAAGACCGGCGGCGAAGTCAAGACCATGATCAAGCCGGGTGGCATGCTCAAGGACAAGAGCAGCTTGGGTATCAAGAATAACAAGAACCCCGGTGAAACCCGAGCACACACTGCGCCCAAGCTGCCCGGCCCTAAGATGAAAATGAAGTCCGGCGGTGCGGTTATGCCTAAGGCGGGTTACAAGAAGGTCGACAAGGTTATGACCGAATTCAAGGCGGGTGATCTGCACTCTGGCAGCAAGACCGGCCCCAAGGTAACGAACCCTAAGCAAGCCGTGGCGATTGCCATGTCTGAGGCACGTCGCGCTGACAAGAAAAAGAAGTGACTTGTTTTTTAACTGCTGATGAACTATAATTCAGCGGTATAACTCTCGGGTGCGCTGTACCAGCGGCCAACTCTGATTTAAAACGGAGAAAGCATGGCGTATTCTGGGAACATTGGCGGCACCACCACCAACGCATTGAAAGTCATTGACCATGCCTTTCGGCGTTGCCGTCTTCCCGCGCAAGCCATTACCGCAGAGATGCATGATTATGCCTTAGACAATCTGAGGTTCATGCTTAATGAATTAGCTAATATTAAAACGCCAAGCTGGTGTATTGAAAAGTTGATTCTACCTATGTATGAGAACCAACCGATTGTGACGCTACCGGCGGGCACAGTCGAGGTTCTTAACCTGAATTATCGTGTACTTCAGCTGCTGAGCGGGGCGTCGGTAACGACTTCTACCAGCTACACTGTGAATTTTACGACTCAGACCGTTGTCAATACTATCGGTATTAAATGGTCTGCCGCAGCGGTTCCCGTTACGTTCCAAGTCAGCAACGATGGCATCATTTGGACGACAGTTGGGACCTCTAGCGCGGTAGCCGCTGCGGGCAATATAACTTGGACTGATATCAGCGGAGCTTTGGCTTACACCTACTTCCGTATCACCGCTACCAGTCCGCTCAATTTCAGCGTCATCACGCTGGGCAACTTGCCGCAAGAGATTCCTTTGGGGCAGCTGAACCGCGATAGTTACGTCAACCAGAGCAACAAAGTGTTTCCTGGTCGTCCGAGCAGCTATTATTTCCAGCGTGATTTGCCTGAGCCAATCGTAAATCTGTGGCCTGCGCCGTTTAGCGCATCTGAGCAAGCCCAGCTGGTGCTGTGGCGTCATCGTCAGATCATGGACACAGAGAACCTGCGTCAAGAAGTCGAGATCCCGGCTCGCTGGCAAGAAGCCATCATTGATGGGTTGTCCGCTCGCGTTGCTGCTGAGACTCCGCAAGTTGACCCGCAGATTATGGCTGTGCGTGAGCAAAAAGCTGCTATGAGTATGCAGCGTGCTTGGGACGGAGACAACGACGGATCACCAATCCAGATTAATCCTGGTATCGGGGTGTATACTAAATGAGCGTGTTTCTAGACCCGACTGGCCAACCAACTTATGGTATTGCCATTTGCGGTCGTTGCTCGCGTAAAATGCTGCTGTCTGAGTTGTCGCCTGACCCGAATTTCCCCGGCCTGATGGTCTGCGAAGAAGATCGTGATGAGTATGACCCGTATCGCCTAGCGCCCCGGCGTCCCGATCAAATCGTTCTACCTTTCAATCGCCCGGACACCCCCATTAACACTCACCCTGCTGGCGTCATCCAAGAGCAAGGTGATGAGTTTATCGTCACTGAAGACGGTAACGGCTATTTGGAGTTCTAAATGTCCGACGTACCTAGTAACCTTATACCGACTCGCGTCACGCAGCTTCCGCTCGCCCCTGTGGCGGACGAAAACTCGTTGATGATGATCGTTTATCAAGGTAACAATTACCAGATTCGCGTTGGTGACCTGTTGAGCGTGGCCGGTGTGCCGACAACGCGCCAGGTTATCGCCGGAACCGGGTTGACGGGTGGTGGGCAGCTCAGCAGTAACGTCACTATCAGCGTGGCGAACGGTGGTATTGGCTCTACCCAACTAGCTAATTCTGGCGTGACACCGGGTGCTTACGGTACTTCTACCGATATTCCAGTGTTTACTGTTGATTCTACGGGTCGAGTCGTTGCTGCAACCACTATTCCGGCTGCGGGCGGTGGCGGAGTGCCGACAACACGTGAAGTCATTGCCGGAGTAGGCTTGAACGGCGGTGGCTCGCTGGCTTCTAACGTCACACTCAACGCAAACTTGTCAAATTCTATCCCGCAACCTAGTTTTCAAGCCGGTTCGTCGGGTGTTTCTAGTGATATTGCCCGTATCGACCACAATCACCCGGCGGTTGACTTGTCCGATGACGATCAAGTTGACAACATCTTGGGTCTTAATAATGGCGGCACTGCACGTAGTCTCGTACCGAACGAGGGTGGTATCGTGTGGTCTGGCGCTGATGGCCTATACATTGGCCCGGCAGGCGTCTACGGGCAGGTTCTCGTATCGAACGGCCAAGCGCAGTACATCTGGGCGTTTGTTGACGTAGATATTCCGCGTCCGGCTAACACCGTGCGTGCTGGCCCCGTCAGCGGTGCAGATGCCATCCCGACGTTCCGTTACCTAGTCAATGATGACATTCCTGATACGCTGGACGGCAAAACGCTTACCAACGTAGACATTAATAGCGGTACGATTGACAATACCGTCATCGGTGGCGCGACCCCGGCAGCAGGTACTTTCACCACTCTCGGCGGTGCCACTATCACGGCTAGCACCCAGTTCACCGGTTTAGGTACGGGTTTGAGCGGCACAGCGAGCAGTTTGTCTATTGGCGGTTCTGCTGGCTCAGCCACTACTGCTAACAACGTCGCTAACGGCGCTGCTAATCAGATCGTATACAATACTGGCTCAGGCGCGACGTCATTCATCAACGCGCCGTCACTAGCTAACACGTTTCTTGAGTGGTCTGGTTCGGCTTTTCAGTGGTCTATCAACCCACTCGGCACTGTCACGTCAGTCGGTTTGTCGCTGCCTAGTGAGTTCAACATTACCAACTCGCCGGTTACTTCGTCTGGCACTTTGACCGGAAACTGGGCAAGCCAAGCCGCCAACTACGTGCTTGCGGCTCCCAACGGCTCATCAGGCACACCGACGTTCCGTGCTATTGTTGCGGCTGACATTCCGACGCTAAACCAGAACACTACCGGATCGGCTGGTTCAGTCGTCAGTTCGGTTACATTCAATTCAAGCGGCGGTGCTGCTCCTAACACCCCGTTCAACGGCTCTAACCCGGTAACTGTTGATTACAGTACGGTCGGGGCACCTAAAGCTGATGGTACCGGCGCTAGCGGCACTTGGAGTATTAACATCAGCGGTAACGCTGCGACGGCTACGAGCGCGACGTCTGCCAGCAGCGCGACCACTGCTACTAACATTGCTGGCGGTGCGGCAGGTTCTATCCCGTATCAAACCGGAGCGGGCGCAACCGCTCTGCTTGCTACCAGCACCGGCGTACTGGTTGGTGGGACTACGCCTAGCTACAGCACGGCTCCCACGCTGACAGGTACCAACTTTACGAGTATTCCTAACGCTGCGCTGAGCAACAGTTCTGTCACCATCGGCACGACAGCTGTGTCTCTCGGCGCTACGTCACTGACGCTTGCCGGTCTAACTTCGGTTACGCTAACCCAAGACCCGACGCTGGCCTTACAGGTAGCGACCAAGCAGTATGTAGACACGTTGGTAGCAAGCGGTATTCATTTCCACCAGCCGGTGCGCGTAGAGAGTCCCGTCAACCTGAACGCGACGTACAACAATGGCGTTGCCGGAGTTGGCGCAACGCTGACTAATGCCGGTACGCAGCTTGCGCTGGTCATCGACGGCGTAACGGTCAGCGCCGCTGATCGCGTCCTCGTCTACCAACAGACAAATCAGACGCAGAACGGCATCTACGTCGTGACCGACGTGGGTTCAATCTCGACCAATTGGGTGCTGACGCGTTCTAGCGACGCAGACACCTACGTCATCAACTCTGCGAACGGTCTGAGCGAAGGCTCTACTGTTTTTGTTCAAGAAGGCTCGACCGGCGCAGGTGAGACCTACACTTGCAACACTTCCGGGACCATCACGTTCGGCACCACAGCGATTGTTTTCGCGCAGATTAGCTCAGCGCAAGTCTATTCAGCCGGAACCGGCCTAACGCTAACAGGTACGCAGTTCTCGCTGACTACTCCGGTTGCGGTGAGCAACGGTGGCGTTGGTTTTTCTTCTTACACTGCCGGTGACCTTATTTATGCTAACGGCACGACGTCGCTGGCTAAGCTGGGTATCGGTGCGAGCAGCCGTATATTGACGTCAAGCGGTGCGGCACCGCAGTGGACTGACCCAGCTAGTGTAACTGTGGGTAGCGCAACCACTGCAACAACCGCAACAACCGCCACAACGGCGACCACGGCAACAAACGTAGCGGGCGGAGCGGCCAACCAAATTATTTTCAATTCGGGTGCTAGCGCCACTTCGTTTATTACCGCACCTGTTACGGCTAATCACTTCCTCAAGTGGACGGGTTCAGCGTTCACTTGGGACGTTGCGGGCGCAGGTAGCGTCAGTTCTGTAGCGATGACCGTTCCTACTGGATTGGTGGTTTCTGGTTCTCCTATCACAAGTTCTGGCACGTTGGCCGTCACGTTTGACACTGGGTATTCTATTCCGACAACGGCTAGCCAAAGCAACTGGGATACCGCATATACTGATCGTCTCAAATGGGATGGCGGCGCTACTGGTTTGAACGCCGGAACCGGGCGTACATCTTTAGGCGGAACTACCGTCGGTCAAAACCTGTTTACTTTAGCGAATCCAGGCGCTATAACTTTTCCACGTTTCAATGCTGACAATACTGTTTCTGCGTTGAGCGATTCTGATTTCCGCACTGCTATTGGCGCGGGAACCGGGAACGGCACAGTGACTTCTATCACGGCGGGTACTTACCTGACGGGTGGAACAATCACTAGTACAGGTACGCTGGCGGTTGATGCTACTTCAGCTAATACGGCCAGCAAAGTTGTAGCACGTGACTCTAGCGGTAATTTCAGTGCGGGCACCGTTACAGCAGATCTGAACGGTAACGCAAGCACTGCTACCACGGCAACTAACGTGGCGGGTGGCGCAGCTGGTTCGTTAGTTTATCAAACTGCCTCAGGTGCAACGTCTACGTTGGCATTAGGCACCCAAGGGTACATGCTGCGCGCTGGAGCTACGGCTCCTGAGTGGGCAACTGTGTCCGGAGGCACGTTCTGATGATTGAGAAACTAGTAGAAAAGTTATTCCACGCCCGAGACGCGTCTCACATTGCGCACTGGAAAACTAACTCATACGCCCAGCACAAAGCTCTGGGGCATTATTATGAGGGAGTGGTTGACCTGCTAGATGATTACATTGAGGCTTATCAAGGTACGTTCGGTATCATCGGTGATATAGCGGGAGAAGAAAAAGACGCCGCTAAAATGATTCATGATGATATAATTTGGTTGAATGAGAATCGTTCTCGGTTGGCCAAAGGTGTGCCTGCTCTTGAAAACATTCTTGATGAGATCACGGCGTTGCACATGAAGACCCTGTACAAACTAGAGAATTTGAGGTAATCACTATGCCACAAGTTGGATTTACGCCCATTCAGCTTTATCACAGTTCAACGCCGGGTGCAGCTCCGGTAGCTGCTAACCTGAACACGGGTGAACTTGCTATCAACATCGCTGATGGTATTCTTTACTATAAAGACCCCACCAACGCTGTTAAGCAGTTTTCAAGCGGTAGCGCCGCTGCGGGTGGTGCAATCGTGACTAACGAAACCACAGCGACTGAAAGCTACGTATTCCCATCGGGCACCAACGGCTTCTCTGTAGGCCCGGTCACCGTCGCCTCGGGTGTTACTGTCACTGTGTCCAGCGGTCAACGCTGGGTTGTTATTTAAGGAGCGCGGAATATGAGCACGATCAAAGCAGGTACCACGACCGGTACCGCGCTCGTAACCGAAGGTGATACCACCGGGCAGTTAGTTTTTCAAACTAACGGTACTACGACCGCGCTTACTATCGGCACTAACCAAACAGCTACATTCTCAGGGAACGTAGCCGTCAACGGAACACTTACCGCTTCAGGAGGATTGCCAAGCCTCGCCACTCCGTTGGCCGTGGTGGGTGACGCTACGGCTGGCTCTGAGATTCGACTGCCTGAAGATACGGATAACGGTTCTAATTATGTCGCGTTGAAAGCACCTAACGCGCTGGCGGCGAACCTCACGCTGACACTACCGACTGCTGACGGAACGAATGGGCAGGTGCTGCAAACTAACGGTAGTGGGGCGCTGGCCTTTGCTAACATAGCTGTCGCCAACGGTGGTACTGGTGCGACGACGTTAACTGCTAACGCCGTGCTTATCGGTAACGGTACTTCTGCTGTAAGTAGTGTTGCTCCGGGCACCAACGGTAACGTGCTGACCAGCAACGGGACGACGTGGACGAGCGCGGCTGCTTCTCCTGCCGGTCTACAGGGTGTTATGGTCGTTCTTACTAGCGGTACGTCTTATACCATTCCGGCTGGCGTAACTAAAATTAAAGCAACCGTAGTAGGTGGTGGCGGAGGCATATCAGGCCAATTTTTTAACAACACCGGCGGCGGTGGCGGCGGCACGGCTATTAAATATTTTACTGTCACCCCCGGAGCAAGCATTACTTACGCTGTGGGCGCTGCTGGTACCTCAGGAGTTAATGGCGGTGATAGCTCTGTTACGGTAGGTGGAACAACCGTAACTGGCGGCGGCGGTGTTGCCGGAAGCACCAACGGCACCGCTATATTTTCACCAGGCGGCTCTGCTACTAACGGTGATCTAAATATAACAGGTAGTGGCGGCGGCGGTTCAAATGCCGGTATTACATTTGGCGGCAGTTCTCTTTTTGGAAGAGGCGGCATGTCTAATAGCAATAGCAATACGACCCCTAGTGTTGGATACGGTTCTGGGGGAACATATCTTAACACTAGCGTCCAGCCAACCGCTGGCGTCGTCATCATTGAATATTAAAGGTGAAGTATGAAAACTCACATCATTAAAGATGGAATAGTCATAAACACTATTATCGCTTCTCCGGAAGAAGCTGAACACGCATTTTCTGACGCTCTTTGCGTTGAGGCTACAGATGGTGGTATCGGCTGGTCTTACGTTGACGGTAAGTTTGTAGACTTGCGTCCCATCCCTGAACCCGCGCCAGCGCCTCCGCCACCCACCAAGGAAGAACTCCTGGCTCAGCTTCAGGCTCTGCAAGATCAAATTATCGCACTTGGAGAATAACTCATGCCCACAATCATCAACGGCGACGGTGTAGTTACAGCGGGAGGCACAGCCTCCACGCAGGGTCAAGTCACACTTGCAGAGCGCACCGGCAGCGGTACCAACACTGTTACGATCCAAGCACCCGCAACGCTGGCAGCTGATCTTACGTTCACCATGCCGACGACTGACGGCACAAACGGGCAGTATCTGCAGACGAACGGGTCTGGGCAGCTTGCGTTTGCGACGGTGCCAACTACGTCGCCGGGTGGTACCACTGGGCAGATTCAGTTTAACAACGCGGGTGTGTTTGGCGGTGTTACGTCTGTTGCCGTTGCTAACGGGGGTACAGGCGCAACAACGCTCACTGCTAACGCTGTTCTGATTGGTAACGGAACGTCTGCGGTGACTGCGGTCGCTCCGGGCACTAACGGTAACGTGCTGACGAGTGACGGGACGGCGTGGACGAGCGCAGCGGCTCCGGTATCCGGCCCTGTTCTTGAGTTCACAAGGCAGTTTGTCACGCAAACTACTGCGAACTTTACCGTTCCCACTGGCGTGTCGAACATCCGGCTTTATGCGTGTGGTAGAGGCGGAAATGGTTCAGCGCCCGGAGGCGCCAGCGGAGGCGGAGGCGGCGGCGGTTTTGGTTTTGGAACCCTTGCTGTTACGGCTGGTCAAGTTATCAACGTCACGATTAGCGGCGGCGTAGCAACTGTTGCGCGTAGTGCTGTTACGCTCATCACCGCAAACCCCGGCGGTAACGCATCTCCTGGTACGGGCGGAACCGGGGGAACCGCTTCTATTAGCGGCACTTTAACTAGCGGCGGCGCGTTTTCAGGTGGAAACGGTGGAACTATATCTGGCGGCGGCGGCGGCAGCGCCGGATCACCGTTAGGTAATGGTTTCAATGGTCGCTGCGGCGGTGGCGGCATAGGTGGAATTGGCGGAGATGCAGGCGGAGGCGGTGCGGGCGGCGGCGCATCTGGGTCTGCTTGCGGTGGCGGGGCTGGTGGAAGTGCGAGTTCTAGTTTTGGTGGTGTTGGCAGAGCGGTGCCGTTTACCGATCCTCTACTTGCACAATTAAATAGTCCGGGGGGTCTTGGAACTAACCTCACACAAACTCAACAGTCTATCGGGGTTAATGGTGGTCCCGGTGGAGGCGGCGGCGGCGTCGCTTCGCATTCAACCGCAGGAGCATATTCTATTGGTGGCTTTGGCGGCTTTGGTGGCGGTGGTGGTGGATGCAGCGGAGATGGTTCTAGTAGTAGGTCTGGAAATTACGTCGGAGGCGATGGCGGAGCGTTAGGCGGTGGCGGCGGCGCACGCTGTAATCCGGGTGGTTCTTCAAGTGTTTTTGGCGGAACGTCACTTGCTGGCGGTGGCGGCGGCGGTGCAGACGGTGTGGCATCTTTTAGTGCTGGAAATGGCGGTCCTGCAACCGTCTGGATTTTCTATTAAGGAGGTCATGTCATGAAATGGGCTTATAACGACAACGGCGTCCTCCGTGATGTAGTGATGACGCACCCGAGCATCCTGTTCCCGCAGGGTTACGCGGATCAATTTATTGAGGTACCAGACGAAGCGGTGAATGGCTGGCTGTGGGATGGCGAAAACGTATCTGAACCGCCCACTCCCGAACCCGCACCCGCTCCTCCACCGCCCACCAAGGAAGAGCTTCTCGCGCAGCTTCAGGCGCTTCAAGCGCAGATTATCGCACTCGGAGAATAACCTATGCCTACAATCATTAACGCAGATACCTTAATCGGCGGTGCGATTATCACAGCTGATACTTCGGGTCAGCTTCAACTCCAGTCGAACGGTGTAACCGCGCTGACTACCAGCGGCGCGAACGTCACGGTGGCTGGTACGTTGTCAGCGACGGGCGGTATCAATATCTCTGGCGGTATCACAGGTACGTTGCCGGTGGGTAACGGCGGCACGGGTGCGACAACGTTGACCGGTGTAGTTAAGGGTAACGGAACCTCAGCTATGACCGCCGGTACTGTTGCGCTTGCGTCTGAGGTCTCGGGTACGTTGCCTGTTGCAAACGGTGGCACCGGCGCGACGACGCTGACCGCAAATAACGTGCTGCTAGGTAATGGTACTTCGGCGGTGCAGGCGGTTGCTCCGGGTACGACAGGGAACGTGCTAACCAGCAATGGGACGACGTGGACGAGTGCAGCAGCGCCTGCGGGTGGTTTTAGCAATATAGTTGTTTTTACCAGTTCAACCACATGGTCAATTCCCGCAGGTGTTACTAAATGTAAAGTCACAGTTACAGGCGGCGGTGGCGGTGTTAACGGTTCTGGTTTAAACGCAACCACTGGAGCTTCTGGAGCCGGTGGAACAGCTATTAGAGTAGTTAGTTTGAGCGGCGGTAGCGCAACAATAACTATCGGCAGCGGAGGTAGCGGAAATAGCGCTGGTGGTAACAGTTCATTTGTTAATAGCGCTACAACTGTAACTGGAAACGGGGGTAATGCGGTACAAAACGGTTCTCCTAACGGCGCTACGGGAGGAACCGCTTCCGGTGGTGATCTTAACTTGACTGGAGGGTCGGGATCAGGTGGAGGCTTCGCGTCTAACGCTAGTGGGTATCCGGGTACGGGCGGAGCTTCCTTTTGGGGCGGTGGCGGAGGCCGAAATGAGAATGGCGCGGCTTTTGGGTCTGGTGCAGGTATCATAACTTCAAGCAGCACTCTCACCGGCGCAGCCGGTGTCATTGTAATTGAATTTTGAGGAATGTGAGATGGCTAAATACGCAGTAATAGAAAACGGGAATATTGTTAATATAGTTTTAGCCGAGCCTGAATACGCTTCTGAGCAAAACTGGGTAGAATCGCCTGAAGAGGTGAGTATCGGCTGGTCTTACGTTGACGGTAAGTTTGTCGACTTTCGCCCCGCTCCTGAACCCGCACCAGCGCCTTTGCCGCCTACCAAAGAAGAACTCCTTGCACAGCTTCAAGCACTTCAGGCGCAGATTATCGCGCTCGGAGACTAACTAAGATATGGCCGCTTTCCACCCTCCTTGGCTGATTGAAGCCGAAAAGCACATCGGGCTGCGGGAGATTCCCGGTAAGCGTCACAATCCTAAGATTGTGAACTGGAGTATCTCGCTGGGTGCTTGGTGGAAAGATGACGAGACGCCTTGGTGCGGAACTTTTGTTGCTCATTGCCTCCGGGTTTCTGATCAACCCGTGCCAAAAGAATGGTATCGCGCTCGCGTTTGGTCAGACTACGGCTCTCTCTTGCGCTCATCTCGTCTTGCGCCCGGAGCTATATTAGTTTTCGCTCGCGAGGGTGGCGGCCATGTGGGGTTCTACGTCGGAGAAGATCCGTTGTATTATCATGTTCTCGGCGGTAACCAGCAGAACAGCGTGAATGTTATGATGCTGGCTAAGTCGAGATGTATAGCTACACGTTGGCCAAAAGGTGTCCCCGTGTATGGTGCCCCGGTTCAAATGCGAGGTGGCGTTGTTTCTACTAATGAAGGATAGGAGTTTATATGGTTGATTTCATTCTAAATCGTTTGCGTGAACCCAGCACTTACGCTGGCTTCGCCGGTCTTGCTGCCGCTTTCGGTATTGCTGAACCGTTGTATCAAGCTGCGGCTGCTGTAGTTATGGCGGTTGCGGGTCTGGCTGCGATCGTCTTGGCTGAAAAGAAGCCTTGACGTGAAACTTTTTGCGTCCCTGCTGAGCATTCTTTCTACCATACTTACGTGGTGGAAACAGAAGCAGCTCATCGAGCAGGGACGCAAAGAGGCTGCATTGGACGCCGTCAAGGAGGTTGAAACCCGTGTTAAAAAAGCCGAAACTATTGTTGCCGCTCTTGACCCTGTGCGTGACAAGCGGCTGCGCAACCGGTTCGACCGCTCCGGTGGTGATCAGTGATTACTGCCGCATAGCTAAACCCCTTAGCTATGACACTGCCAGGGACAGCGTCGAAACCGTTAAAGAGGTGGAAAAACATAATTCCAAGTGGGTGTGCCTCTGCGAGAATGACTGCCCAAACCAATCGCTCTGAAGGGACTGAATCCTAAGGTTGTGATTGTTTCGTTCGCTAGGTGCTGAAATGAGTTGCCTTTTGGCACCTTTCAAGCCTATAATTCAACACACAGGCGCATGCTGAACCAGCTGCTAATACTATTGGAGTATTTATGAGCTATAGCATGACGTACGACAGCTTGCTGGTAGACGTCCGTCGCTATCTTGAGCGGGGTTTCACTCAAGAAAGCGACCAAATCGTTTATGACCAGCTACCGCGCCTAGTTACGCTAGGTGAGCGCCGTATCGCTCGTGAACTGAAAATTGAAGGCTTTATTCGCGCTGTCACCACCCCGCTCCAAGCCGGGGTATCAATTTATTTGAAGCCAGACCGCTGGCGCGACACAGTTAGTATGACCATCAACGGCTCACCTATTTACGCTCGTTCTTACGAATATTGCCGTAGCTATTGGCCTGATGAAGCTGAAACCGCAGCCCCGCAGTTCTACGCCGATTACGACTATCAGCACTGGCTCCTCACGCCGACCCCGGCCACAGTTGAGACCCTTGAGGTGCTTTATTACGAGCAGCCTCGGTTCCTCGGTGAAGATTTTCAAACGAACTGGCTCACACAATACGCGCCAGATGTGTTGCTTTACGCAACGCTGCTGGAAGCTACACCGTTCCTCAAGAGCGATGAGCGTGTTCAATTATGGCAAGCTATGTACGACCGTGCGGCTCAGGCTCTCGCCGGAGAAGACCTCAAACGTATCATGGATCGTTCAGCGAATAGGAGCGAAGCGTAATGCCTATTTACACTGATGTGTTCGGCGGCGCGAACATTTACCCCAGCGAGATCAGCTACAGCGCAATCGCACTGAACATTGACGTCGTTCTCAGCTGGCCAGAAGAAACGTCGGCTAATGAGAATTTGGCTACGCGGATTATTGACGTAACGCCATCTGCGCCGGGGTTCTTCATCACCCTGCCTGACGCTATGAAGTCAGGTACCGGTAACACTATTCTGTTCAACAATCGCGGCGCTCACACTTTTACGGTGCGGAACGCGGCGGGTGTGCAGGTCGTTACCGTTGCTGCGGGAACCCTTTGGCAGATTTACCTAGTAAACAACACCACCCTAGGTGGCTCTTGGAACACCTTGCAATACGGCGCTGCAACGTCAGTAGCTAACGCAAGTTCGCTCGCCGGTACAGGTATTGTTGCCGTTGGTGCCCTGCTCAGTCAGTCGGTGCCGATCACTGCATTCAATTCTAACTATACGGCGACGTTTTCTGACCGCGCTAGAATGTTCAACTGGACGGGCGCTGGCGGCACGATCAACCTACCAGACCCAACGGCTGCGGGTAACAACTGGTTCTTCTATCTGCGCAACTCAGGTAGTGGCGCTATCGTGGCAGACCCACCGGGCATCACGCTTATCAACAATGGCGCATTCCTGAGTTTTCAACCGGGTGAGTCGGCTATTATCGCGTGTGACGGGTCTAACTTCTATACAATCGGTTTTGGGCAGTCGGCTACTTTTGCCTTTGACTACACGGTCATCGACATTTCTGGTACCGGCGTTTATACGCTGGTCGGCAGCGAATTGAACCGTGTGGCCTATCGCTTTACCGGCGCATTAACGGGTAACCGTAGCGTCGTGGTTCCGGCAACTGTCCAGCAATACTGGGTAGACAACCAGACCACTGGCTCGTACACGCTTGACATTGATCCGTCAGGCGGCGGTCTCGGTTTTGAGGTGAACCAAGGTGAACGCGTAATCCTTTATTGCGACGGCACTGATGTGTTGAACGCAGCTACGCAAGGTATCTCGGTGCCGATCAGCGTGGCTCAGGGTGGTACTGGAGCGACCACTGCCGGGGCGGCGCTTATTAACTTGGGCGGTACATCAGTAGGAACGGGTGTGTTTACCGCCGTTGATCAAGCTGCGGCCTGGGCTGTGCTAGGTACTGCTCCGGCTGGGTCGGTTGACGGGGGTGTGTTTTAATGCCTGATACCACAATCGTTCTGAAGTCTAACCCCGGTATCAAACGGGACGGGACTAAGTTCGAAGGAGACTTCTACACCGACGGCCAGTGGGTTCGTTGGCAGAGGGGTCTTCCGCGTAAAATGGGTGGTTATCGCGCTACACAAAAATACCTACAAGAAATCAGCCGAGGTTTCGCTAACTTCACGCAGATGAATTTCATCTACTGCCACTCCGGCGGTGAAAGCACTCTTGAGCGGTTCACTATTGACGCAACCGGTAACAGCTCTATCGTTACAGACCGCACCCCAATTGCAACCCCCGCCACTGGAACGGTGACGCTGACTGGCGGTTCTTCAGGATCTGTTGATGACATCACTATTGATGGTGTCTCAATCATGTCCGGTTCAGTACCGTTCAACACAGACCTGTCTACCACAGCAGCGGACGTAGTTACCGACATCAACGCTTTCACGTTAGACTACACGGCTACTAACGTCGGCCCGATAATCACGCTGACGGCAGTGGTTGACGGCTCTATTTATAACGGTAACATCGTCGTTGCGGTTACGACCACAATGACCGCAAGTACGACTAACATGACCGGCGGGTCTGATGCGCTGATAGTCGACCCTTTTAATATGTGGATGTTTGACTACCAGTACGATTCTTCTACGAACCAAAACTACCTCATCGCACACGTAGCTCCGAACCTTGACTGTATCTGCAACGACGTTGATGGGCAGATATTCTTTGGCGAAGTGTTGGGCACCGGGCTACTTAAATCTGTAAAGCTACCACCGGATGCTAACGTCACTGGCGGTATCGTATCGCTGCATCCGTATCTGTTTTACTACGGTACAGACGGAATCATCGGCTGGAGTAAGCCGGGTGAGCCGACTAATCTGACTGACTTTGCTAACGGTGCAGGATTAGCGCGGGTTTGGGGGCAGAAGATCATCAAAGGTCTACCGCTGCGTGCGGGTTCAGGTAGCGCCCCTGCCGGTATTTTTTGGGCTTATGACGCTGTTATTCGTGCTACATTCACAGGCGGCGCAAATGTGTTTCAGTTTGACATTGTCGCTACTGACACATCAATCATTTCTGAAAACTGCGTCGTAGACTACGACGGTGTGTTTTTCTGGTGCGGTACAGACCGGTTTATGATGTTCAACGGTGTGGTGCGTGAAGTGCCCAACCAGATGAACCTGAACTACTTCTTTGATGGTATCAACCCTCGGGCACGCACCAAAGTGTTCGCTTTCAAAGTGCCGCGCTACGGTGAGGTGTGGTGGTGCTATCCCAGAGGTGACGCTACCGAGTGCACCCATGCCGTCGTATACAACGTGCGTGAGAACACTTGGTACGATACTGAACTGCCTAACCTAGGTCGTTCAGCAGGTTCGTTCAACAACTCATTTGCCGCGCCTATCTTGACAGGTGTTCAAGGTTCAGGTAGCGATTACCGCGTTTGGGTACACGAGCAGGGTGTTGATGAAATTGATGGGCCAAACATTAGCCCGATCCGCTCTTTCTTTGAAACCGCTGACCTGTCGTCTGTGGTTCAGGGTAAAAATGAGTATGTGCGAATTACCCGGATTGAACCTGACTTCGTGCAGAACGGCCCTATGACCGTGCAGGTTACGGGTCGCGCTAACGCTCGTGCTCCAGAAGTCGTCAGTAGTATCTTTACCTTTGTTGATCCAAACAATATTACCCAGCCTCAACAGCAGATCGTTATGCTCAAAGAGCAGCGCCGCGAACTGCGAGTGCGGTTTGAGAGTAACGAAGTGTACGGTAATTACCAAATGGGTCAGATCATCGGTCACATTTCGACCGGAGACAAGACGGTGTTGGGATGAGCATTCGCGTCACTCTACCGACGGGTATGTCGCTGCAAGATTGGGCAGACCAAATCGCGCTCGACTTGGATCCGTATGGTGCGTTTGGCCGTTTAGACATAGAAGACCAATGGCAAAACTGGGCAATGCAGTTTTTGAACAACATGACGTTGCGTGAGAATTTCCCAGTGCCGTATAGTTTTGACAACTGGCGCGAGTGGGCGGAGAGATTTTGTCAGGTGTTAGAGTAATGAAGTTTATTGGTTTTGAACGAGAGGAAGAAGCGGAAGTTTGGGCGCGTGAGCGCCTTGACGTTGCAGCTGCACCTACGTTGTTCAGAGCCATGTCGTTAGTTGATGATGAAGGTGATTTCAAATGTGTGGTGGTGTTTAGCAACTTTACCCCACGTAACGTAGACCTTAATATCGCAGGGGAACCCCGGTGGGCGACCCCCAAAGCGACGATCACTTTGTTTAATGAGGTTTTTTCATACGCATTCAAAATGTTACGAGCTGCGCGTGTTACCGCTTTGGTTCGAGGAAAGAATGAGGTATGTAAACAATTCATTGAGCATTTAGGATTCAAGCTAGAAGGTGTTATGCGCAGCGCATTCGTTGATGACGACCTGCACATTTACGGTTTTCTAGCCGAAGATTATCATTCACATGCTTGGTGCAGAGGGTAATATGGACATTAAAAACGCTATCATGCAGATGGCTGCGAGCGACCCGCAGTATGCCAAAGCGGTTGACGTCATGGAAGAGCAGGTGGCGCGGATGCCCATCGTGCCGGAAGATCTTGACGAAGC